CTGTTGTACTCTTGCTATTTCTTCATCATCTAATACATTTCCGTATTGTGCTTTAAGTTCTAAAGGAGACATACCTGCAAATCGTGTATAATAATCATCTTCTTCTTGAGCTCCTTTAAAAATTCCAGCAATCAAAGGAAAGTCTAATTTTTTTCCACCCATATAATGATCTACATTTCTTTTTAAATCTCTTCTTCTAATAGTGTTAGGAAAATTTTTAATTGATTGTAAAATTCCATCTCCTCTAGGTGTAGGAGTTACATATTTTTTTGGATTAGCTTTAAAATCTGCTTGTCTGTCACTTTGAATTCTGCTTCTACCTTGCCCATCTCCGCCTCCATGTGACTTAACTCCACCTTGGTTTCTGCTTCTGCTATGACTGCCAGTTGATTTAGAACTTGATGTTCCTGTCCCTGCATGTCTATCAGATCCTTTATAAAATCCTATTCTTCCGCCATCAGCTTTCTTAACTTTACTACCATAGGTTTTAGTCCAATCACGAGCAATCTCTGGCTCGTTGGCCCATAAGTATNTACGTTGTTTTTCTGACTTGAATGGCATAATTTAAACTATCTTATTTGATTATTTGTTAAAGGCAGGGATTTCACCTGAATTCTAATCTTTACACAATAATTCACTGTTTTACAAGACATTCTATTTACCTGACTTAGATAAAATACTAGGCATTCTCTTGATTTTTATCAAGACATCCCTTTTCAAATGCTCCCTTTTAGTTTCAGTATTAGGGTCATTAACATCAGCATCTCCATGAGCATCTGAGGTATATTCCTGACCTGTCACTGTATTTTTTAACGTAATAACGGTCTCACTTTCCACTTGTTCATGCATCTTACCATCAACTGTTTTAAATGATACCAATCCTTTTTCTGTAAATGACATTATGATCTACTTATCTCCAATGCAGACACGATTAAATTTAAGCCACCAGTTGTGCTGCATGTAACCTGTAACTTATCTGATTCTTCTAAGACTAACAGAGTAGAATTATCCGAATTTAAAAACTCAAACTTAGTTGTTCCTGCTAAAGCTGACTTAAAATCATAAGTATAATTTGCAGTATCAGCCGTATTATAGATAGATAAAGTTATATCCATAGTGCTGGAATCTGTATTATACACAGAAATAGATTTAATGATAGAGGTAGTTGCTGCAGGTACTTCATAGACCTCTTGATTAGCTGTGGTTACACTCACTAATTTAACAATTTTTTTATAAATATTAGCCACTAAGATATGTACCAAGTATAGCGTTCTTGGTCCTCTTTTTGTTGTTGTAAAAACGTTGAGTTAAGCTGCTCAATAATAGCAGTTAATGCTCTTGAAATTTGTTTCTGGTTAGAGAAATCATACTCTTCTTTTGGTTCAGGTACTTTAACAACTATCTTTGCCATCTAACAATCCCACTTCCTTAAAGCTTTATTAATTCTTGAATCTGGATCTCTTGCTGTTTTAGCTGAAGTTAGTCTTTTCTTCATACCACCCATTCTTGCACAGAATGATTTACGTCTTGGATTTGTTTTAGATTTAGTAGGAGCTTTTAAAGTTCCTTTCGTATAGCTAGCTCTGCCTTTTGCATTTAATCCCCCTGATTCAGACTTACCTTCTTTTCTTGTCCAAGCTGCAGAACCTCCTTCTTTTAATTGACTTCTTTTAATAGCTTTTTCTGTAGGTGCGCCTTTGTCTCCTTTACTACGCATCTTTTCTCCACGTTTTTTCTTTTGTGCAATGTTATACCAAAGACCTTTACGTGCTGTTTTACCTTCTTTAGTAACATGAGTGCTTCCGCCTTTAGCGTAGCCTACTCCTTCCGTGTCCTCTTAATGATATGTCTCCCATAATTACCTCATTCCATCTGGTTTAATGTCTAATCTTAATGTACCAAATCTCCACGTTTGATCAACAGCACTGTTAGCTATTTTAACACTAGCAAATCTTCCTCTTGCTCTGGTATTAAATTGAGTAGATGAAGAGGTTACTGTGAACGGACTGTAAGGACTCGTTGTTCCAGCGCTAGAAGGGAAACGTTTGACGGTTAAAGTAACCACCGCATCCCCTGTTAAAACTTTAAAGTCAGGCATAAATCTACTAATAGATAAATAATATTGTCCTGCTCCTTCCATTTCTAAATCTAAATCAAATGATTCTAGTGTAGCTGCAATCGCTGTAGAAGAACCATTAGGATTAATTTGATTGTTTCCTACTTCATGTTCAAAATAGGTCGTCTGACCTAAACCTGATTGACCTATGACACTAGGAAAAGTGCCTGTGGCTGATGAATCAAATTTAGTAGCAAAAGGATTAGGATAAATTTTAGCAGGCATCCATGAAGTTCTTGCTTCTGTACCAGGATACCAAACACCACCAGGAATTTTTCCTCCTGCTGATTCTCCATAATTATAAACGGCATAACGATTGTTATAATCAGAACCTGATGTAGGGTAATACCATACGACTTCAGTAAATAAATTATTAATCGCTGCACAAACTTGTTGTCCTTTGGTAGTATCAATATTATCATAAACATAATCTTCAATGCTACAGCTTAAAGATTTAACNGTACCATCAAAGAGGAAGAAACCTTTAGGNCTCATCCAGTAAGCAACACCATCTATTTCTACAACAGCATTCTTACCAATCAATCCACAGTTGGTTCCGACTTGTTCAAATCCAAAAGTAAAAGGNGAGCCTACATGTTTCATGGTATANAGAGACGTATCTGTCCATACTAAAATATTATCTTTAGCTTTAATGGCTCCTACAATTTTTGTACCATCTTGAAGTCGTTGACTACCTGCACTATTAATGGCTGTAGGTGCAAAACTATTAATTGATTCTTGGTCCGAGAACCTTATAAACATATCATCTTGAGATGAAGCCAGACCAATCGTTGTTTCCGTTCCAAATAAAACAACGTGTCTAGTAACAGGAGACATCATCATTAAACGATTTGCTGTTGGAGCTGAACTTGTTACGTAATCTGTTGTTGTCGTTGAAGCTCGTGTAGTAAATTTATTGGCAACACTTGAATCCCAGCTATACATTTTTCCATTAGCAACGTTAGCTAATAAAACATCACCATAGTTATCAAAAGACCATAGCCCTGGTTCAAGGGTCATTGTTGATGCTGCAACAGCTGATCCCCATCCTGCATACAAAGTAGCATTATCTACTGTGGTTGCATCTGCGTGAATAGCCGTAACGGTTCCTTTTTGTGCTCTCGCAATACCTGTTAATACATTTCCTGCTTTACCTGTATAAGTAATTAATTCATCTTCTACGGCAATCGTTCCTGCAGTTGGAAAGCCTGTGGAATCGGTTAATGTTATTTGAGTAGCGGACCCATTGTTACCAGCACTATCGGCTGCTAGGGCTCCATCTAAATCGTCGGTTGCTACACCTGAAACTGTTCCACCAAAATTACCTACACCAAAACCATAGCCATACGTTTGTTCTGCAGGCCCCACAGGTTGATAGGGTTTGCAATCTACACTTCCTCCTGGTCCTGCTGTAGATCCAGAAGCTGTAAAAGTAATCGTAAAAGTTGTTGAAGTCGGAACACTGATAACTTGAAATAATTTATCTTCAAAATCACTTGCATTTAAACCTGTGCCTACTGGTAAAGTAACACTATCAAATAAAATAATATCGCCTACAAGAAAACCATGAACTCCACTACTGGTCATGGTAATTGTTGTTGTACCATTAAAAGTAAAATTTACACCAGCAATAGTATTTCCTAAAGGTGTGACATCATAAAGTTGACCTTCAAAATAAATAAGTAAAAACTTATCTGTTCCAATGGCTACGTATCGATTACCTTCTAGATCAACAAAAGAATATTGTGCTCGTGCTACACCGACAATGGTATCCGTAAGTAGAGAAGACCAGCCTCCTACTTTTTCTGGAAGACCATATCTAAAACGAACATTGTCAGAGTCAACCCAACGTTTATCGGCACCGACTTGAGTTTGTTGTTTATCAATTCCAGGAAGTAATTTGAATTCTACAAGGGACATTCAGTTTTCCCCTAGGCTGTATTCGTTTTAAATGCCCATCCAATAGTGGCATTAGCATATACTAACGTTATGTTTTGACCTTGTGTGCTTAAGGTTAAGTTACCATCTACACCATTAATTTTATCTGTACCATTACGAATAACAATTAGATTGTTTGAATTAAAATAATTTCTACTATCAATAATAGTTATTTCATCTCCAATTGAACCTGCAGGTAAAGTAATATTAAAACCAGCTGCTGTTGTATCACATAAAATTTGATCTCCTACCACTGCTGTGTAAGAAGTAGTGTGAGTAACCCATCCTTTTTGTAGCATTCCTAAAGAAGTATTCGTGCCATCAGAATAAAGTAAAGCAGTTGATCCTACAGGCATTATATAGTCCGTGCCTCCTGCTGTTTTAACGGTTAAAGTATAATTACTAGAAGAACGTACCGTAGCATCTTCAACCACAAAAACTCTTTCCGCTGTTGTAGGCATAATCAATTGACGATTGCCTGCTAAAGTTCCTGTTAATTTATAGTATAAATTCTTTCCTGTTCCTGTA